GTGGGCATCGGCCTTGGCTCTCCCTTTGGGAGAGCCAAGGCCGCCCCTACACCGTTCAACCTCCCCCTTACCCCGTCACGAAAGCCTCCGGGAAACCGGCGGCCTTTACCTTTTCGCAGTACTCCTCCGCGTTGCGGCGGAAGCGGAAGGCGCCCACCTGCACCCGGTACAGCGGCGTGTCCTCCACCGGCGGCTCCGGCGTTTCCGCAGGCTCCGTCTCCGGCGCCACGTAGGCCATGCCGAAAAACTCGCACACCGCCTTGCAGGTCTCCTCCGCGATCTGGGGCATACTGTCGATGAGCCACTGGGCCTCCTCCGGCTCATCGTGAAAGCCGAACTCCGGCAGCACGGCGGGCATGTGGGTGGCCCGCAGCTCGTAAAGCCCCGCGCTCTCCACCAGCTTATCCGGCCCGCCGGGCGACAGCGGCGCGATGCGATCCTGGATCAGCCGCCCGATGCGGCGGCTCTCCTCCGAGGGATAGCAGTGCACCCGCGTGCCGGACGCCTTGCCGTTGAAGCCGTTGGTGTGCAGGGCGATGTGCAGCGCGGCGGGCCAGTCGTTGGACTCCCGCACCCGATCATACATGTTGCCCCGCTGGACGTTCCGCACCGTGAAGCCGCAGCGCGTCAGCGCCGTCTCCAGCAGGTCGGCGCAGCGGCCCATCTGCTCCTTCTCATTGGTGGGCTTTCCGTTCCACAGCGCCGACGGCGCGTAGGTGTTGCTGGCTCTGTCCTCGGGGCTGAGATAGATGTTGGGCATGGCTCACTCCTCCAGCTCCGGCAGGCCCGCCAGCGAGGTCAGCAAGCTCAAAATGCCCGCCAGCACCGTGGAGCTGACCACCGCCAGCCAGTTGACCTCACACAGCACGGCAGTGGTGCCGATGGTGGCTGCCGCCGTCTGTGCCATGGTGCGCAGGGCGCGGATGCCCGCCGCCTTGAACCAGAGCTTCCAATTGGTTTTCGTTTTCATATGCGATTCCTCCTTTTTTCGGTTCTATCCTATCCTATGCGTGTCCTTCCAGATCGGCGATGCGGTGGTTGGCCACCCGCACCCGCTCGTCCATCAGCGCCACGCTCTCCTCCAGTGCGTAGGTGCGCTCCACCAGATTGTTGTGCTTGCTGACCTTCTGCTCCAGCTGCTCCAACCGATAGGCGATCAGGGCGGTACTCTTGCGGTTGGCAAGGTAGCTGCCAACCAGCGTGCCCACAAGCCCCAGCGCCGCCACGATGATGGCTTCCATCATACGACCGCCTCCCATGCGTCGGCGTATTCCGTCGGGCTGTACGCCGTATCTTGCAGGCACTTATACAGCACCCCATCCAGCGTCATGTACTCGCCCTTCTTGTAGATATCGTGCGCTCCCGTGGGAGCCACGAAAGGCCGAGCCTGTTCCGGCGCGGTAGCATGCAGCGGGCGGTGGAATGTGCCCCACGCCGTGCCGCCCGGCACGATATCCGGATACACGGCATTGTCGTAGCCCTGAATGCATTCCCACACCTGCCCGCGGGCGGTGTAGAGTTCCCCCGCCGCGTGCTGTCCCTCCGCCCATTTGGGATACAGGGCACCGGCGGCCAGCCGGTCATTATCGGCCACCACGAACCGCAGCACCGCCACCGCCGCCGTCTGCATGGCGGCGATCTTCTCGTCGGACGTCAGAAGTTCTTCGCCGTCCCGGTAGAACTTGCCTTCGCTGTACGTGTCCCCGATGCCCACCGGGCGGTCATGGAGCGCCACCGCACCGGGGAAATCCCCGGCGTTGGTTTCCCACAGAGTAATGACGTTGGTCACAGTCCCTTCCGTGATAACTGCATATCTCATGCCGCCACCTCCTTGTGCTGCCGGATGACCACAATGCCGTCGGCAGGTTCAACGTTATAAGCGCCGCCATTGCCGGAGTTGGGTACGGTGGCGGTCAGGTTATCGCCGCCGCCGGAAGCGTACAGGTCGCCGTCTGCTTCGCCAAATTCTCGTGTGGTGGTACCCTGTCCCTTGCCGCCAGCAGTTGTAGCAGTCGTACCGTCGCCACCATCCGTACCACCAGCGGCGGTACTGTAGTTGGCATGTACCCCACTGACATTCAGACCACCGCCGCCAGAGCCACCGTCTGCGCCCGGCTGCTTGGATGTGTTATATCCTCTCTTAGAGCCCTTTCCTCCCAGTGCAGATGCGGCAAACGCCGATGTTGTGCCACCATCCGTACCGTTCAAACTACCTTCAGTAATGTTTTTGCCCGCCGCGCCTACCACGATGGGATAGGCGGTATTGGCCGCCACCACCACAGACCGCACGGTGGTGGTGTAGCCTGCGCCACCACCGCCGCAGAGTACATAGCTTCTTCCTCCGCCGCCACCTACCAAAAATGCATCAATCACCATGTCTTTCAATGGCGTGAACGTGCCGCTGGACAGAAACTTGATGCGCCAGTTGCCGCCGCCATCGTCCAGCACCTGATACGTGCCGTCGCCGCCCGACCAGTTGAAGTCCTCGCCGATGACGGGCGCGGAAATGGACGCGCCTCTGCCGCCCGTGCCGAATCGAATCAAATTAGGCATACCATCCTCCTTACGTGTCCCTGCGCAGAATGCAGCGCAGGGGAATGTCTACCTCGGGCTTCGCGCCAAACGCCTTGAAGATCACGCTACCAACGCCCTGACCGCCATCCACGATGTTGGCCGCCTGCCACGCTGCCAGCTGCTCTGCCGTGATGCTGGTGCCGTTGGCCCAGTCCTGCGTGCTGGTGGTGGTCACGCCCGCCACCGCTGCCGTATAGGTGTAGGGGGCCTCTGTTCCGGCCCAGTTGGCCGCCAGCAGCGTCACCTCCACAATGGTAGATTTGTCCACCTTGCTGCCTACCTGCGCCAGCGCCGCGTTGAACTTCGTCTCCGTGCCGGTGTAGCCGCCGTCTTGCGCCGAGGCGTAGGCGCTCTTTCCGTCCGCTCCCTTGGGGCCGGTCTCACCGGTGTCACCCTTCGCGCCCGGCTCCCCCTGCGGGCCGGTGTCACCCTTGTCGCCCTTCAGCGCCGCCAGCTGTGCCGCCGTGAAGTCCGCGTAGGTGAAGGCGTCGCCCTTTTCGCCGGGGTTGCCCTTGGGGCCTTGCGCGCCGGTGTCACCCTTCGCGCCGGGAGCACCATCGGCTCCGGCAGGGCCGGTGTCGCCCTTGGGGCCTTGTGGGCCTGTATCACCTTTTGCACCGGGCGCACCAACTGCACCAGCGGGGCCCGTGTCGCCTTTCTCACCCTTCAGCGCCGCCAACTGCGTCGCTGTGAAATCCGAATAAGTGAACGCCGCGCCCTTCTCACCGGGGTCTCCCTTCGGGCCAGCAGGCCCCTGTGGGCCCGTCTCGCCTTGCGGCCCTTGGGGGCCGGTATCACCCTGCGGCCCCTGTGCGCCTGTTTCACCTTTTGCACCGGCAGGGCCGGTATCGCCCTTGGGGCCTTTCAGCGCACCCACGTTCACCCACGCCGCCTTGTCCACATCCCACTGATACACGGTGTTGCTGTCCGCCGTACCAACGAACCACGCGTCACCGGCGCTTCCTGTAGGGTGGGCAGCCTGCAAAGCCGCTAGCGTGGCATACAGGCCCTTTACCGTGTAGCTGTCGCCAGCAGGGCCAGTGTCTCCTTTGGGGCCGGTGGGGCCTTGTGCTCCGGTCTCCCCCTTGGGGCCAGCGGGGCCTTGTTCGCCCTGTGCACCCTTGTCACCTTTTTCACCTTTCAGCGCCGCCAGCTGCGCCACCGTAAAGTCTGCGTAAGTAAAGGCGTCGCCCTTCTCACCTTTTTCACCTGCGGGGCCGGTATCGCCTTTCGGCCCCTGTGCGCCCGTGTCACCTTTCGCGCCCTGCGCTCCTGCGGGGCCGCGCGGGCCTGTTGCGCCTGTGTCACCCTTGGGGCCTTGCGGGCCGGTATCGCCGACCACCTTGCCCAAATCCACCGTCTGGCCATCCGTCAGTGTCAGGATCAGATGACCGGTGTCCTCGTTGATATCCACCACCTGAAGCCCCCGCGAGATCGTGCCGTTCAGCCGTGCCTTGAACTGCGGGCTTAAAACCGCCTGAATATCGAGCCTCATTCCACCACCACCTTATTGCTGTGGGCAATCGTCGTGCGATACCCATGGGTAACATCCACGTCATAGGTGTACCTGCCTTTGGGGAACAGTGCCGTCACCGCCGCGTTAAAGTCCAGCGTCACCGTGTCCTTGCTGACGTTGGTAAAAGAAAATTCCTTCACCTCGTTCTCCCCTTTATCCCGAAACGTCACTTTTACCGTGTCCGCTGCATTCAGCGTCACCGCTTCCCCGTCCTGATCCGTCAGTCCAAGACCCAGATCCATGGTGAAGGTATCGTCCTCGTACCATTTGATTACACCGTTTACCACGCGGGGGCTTTGCTCCGCGTTGGGCAGATTGCTCATGTCCATCCCTCCCTTTTTATAAAGAGCATAACAGAAGCGGCGGTGGAAACTCTATCCCACCGCCGCTTCCGTGTTACCACGGCGCCCGTTCGTTGATCCGCTTTTCGCTGATACCCGATGCCAGCGCCAATGCAAACATCTGGTCGTAGGAGATATTCAGGGAACCGATGTACGCCAGCTTCTTATCCATCTTGGAGTAACGGTCACTCTCGCCATCTCCGTCATAATCCTCGCCGGTTATGCTGTGAAGGACGCTCCACGCTCTGTAGTAGCTGTCCTCTGACATACCCGTGCTGGCGCAGTACTCGTTGTACTTTGCCACAGCTTCCACAGAAATATCGTTATATTCGTCGATGTCTCCGGTGAACTTCCATCTTTCAACGGTATTGGTGGCGGATTCATCATCCTTGCCGCCATACCGTTTCAGGTAGGAAACCGCCTGATCGTAGCGGATACGGCCCGCACTGTAAGCCCCGCGAAGATCATTGTAGCTGATGCCGGTATCGACCTCGCATTGCAGCTGCGTCACATACGCCGCCGCCTCATCGCGGGTCTTACCGTCAATGCTGACCATCTCGTCGATTAGCTGTCGCCGGGAAATAGCGCCCTCGACAAATGCGTCTCTCTTCTCGTCGTAGGCATACCCGTACTTCTCCTTGAAGGCCCACTTGTCCATGACCTCCTGCGCTTCCTCTCCGCTGTACCCGATATCCTCCAGCTGCTTGCGCATGTCAGCGTCGGACGCGCCGGAATCCTGAATAACGGACTTGATGCCGTCCTGAAGCTGTTTGTCGCTGTACCCCCGCTTCTTCATATCTTCATAGATGTACTGGTACGCCTCCTTGTCCTGCTCCATGGCCATATACAGCAGCTTGTAATACCGGGTGTTGTTGCCCGCGTCCGGCGCAAGCCGCCAGATGGCCCGCTCCATTTCGTACATCATGCGGACATTGCCGCTCTCCTGCGCCACGCTTCGGGCAATGGCCCACACGTCGCGGCCCACATTGGCCACAGAGACGCCGAAGATCTTACTGCCCGCCGTCAGCAGCTGCTTGGCGGCATACAGCGTGGTTTTCTTGCCCTCGTCCTGCGTGCTGCGAATAAACATCTGCGCCGCGTTGATGAAGTCTCCCGCCGCGTCGGCATCCATCCGGCTTACCGTGAAGCCCTGCATCAGCGACTTAATGTCCTTCGCGTAAGGAATCCGCCCCAGTGGGTCGGCATTGTCCCAGAGGTTGCTGCCCAGCAGTACATTCAGAAAAGTGTCCTTCTCCTTGTCGCCGGTAACGCCTGTCAGCTTCTCCAGATACCGCGCCCAGTATCCTTTGTCCTTGTCGTCGTCACGGGCGGCGTCCACAAGGGACTGCACCAGCGCGTTCACCACGTCCGTCACCAGCACGGCCCCGATGGTGCGGGTCATTTTCTTCATGGCGGCACTGCGCTTCGGGATATTCTGCTCAAACCGCCACGCGTCATAGGAGCGCATGAACATGTTCAGCGTTTTCAGCGGCTCACCCATAAAGGCCGTGGCCTGCTTGGTCAGGCCGTTGGCGTCCCGCATGATCTGCGTCCTCTGCATGATGCCGTCCACCACCTGAGACTGGTCAATAACCTCCGTGAACACTTGGGCCACGCGTGAGAAGAAAGCGTCGCTGCCTTTCTCATAACCGCCCTCGTTTACCACCGTCCACTCGCAGGCGTTCCAGATAGCGCCCCATGTCACGGCGTCCGCCTTACCGGCGGCCCAGCCGCTCCAGTCGTTCAGCTTATCCATCACGCCGCCCTCGCTGCCATAGACGTTCTGGGCAATACTGTACCGGCTGCTCTGGTCAAAGCCCGCCGTGTCCTTGATGCTGGCAATGGGCGCGTATTTCTTGGCCTTTTCCCAGCCGTTGCCCTCCGTTGCGCCGCCCACAATGCCCTTTGCCATCGCAGACGGGTCGAGGATAGCCGCCGCCCGGATGTAGGCCGTGGGCTGCTGGGCCACCACCCGCAGGTTAAAGCCCACGCTGGCGCCCTTCACGCCGCCCACCATCTTCTCGATGAATCGGGTGGTGTCGGTGCCGGTGCTGCCCATGCCGTTCTGCACGTCCCGCATCAGGTTCCGCCAGTATTTCTGCGCCGCCTCGCCGTACACATCCGTCAGAACGTGCTTCACGTTCTTGCCGGTCAGGTTGCCCTTGGCGTCGCGGTAGCGGTAGTTGTACAGCCGGTTGATGTCCTCCATGGGGGCCAACAGCGTGCTGTACTGGATCATGTCACTGGCGTTCTGGGCGAATACGTCGTACATGTCCCCCATCTCCAGCGCATTGCTGGCGTTGGGGGTCAGGGCCTTGGCGCTGCCCATGTTCTTGATCTCGCGGGCCACGTCCGCGCCCTTCTCGGAGTTCTGGGTGGTGCCCTCCTGCGCCGCCTTGATGGGCCAGTATTTCCCCTCCGTGAATTTCTGATAGCCGTACACGGCCATGCTGGCATCGTTGCCCCACTTGGCAAGGTCGCCGCTGGCGATCTTCTGGAAGCCCTCTGCCACCTTCCGCTGTGCATCACTCAGCGTGCCGGTGATGGCGGTCAGATCGTCCACCGTCAGGCGGATGTTCTCCGTGCCCCGCTCAATGGCCGCCTGCTTGCCGTTTTTCTTGATGGCAGGCTGCACCACGCCGCCCACTGTCAGGTGATGCACCGCCTGTTCGCCGCGCCCCACCAGATTGTAGAGGTTCATGATCTGCCCCGTGGTCAGCACCAGCCGCTGGCCGTCCTCGCCCACGAAGAACTCATGGCGCTCCAGTTGGTTTTTGTAAACCTCTTTGTCCATGAACTTCTCCGCCGCTGCCTGAATGGTTTTCAGCATGGTGTTCTGCTTGTCCTGCGCGTTGCGCAGCGTCCGGTATACCTGCATGCCCGCCTCGCCGTAGGCGTAGAAGAACGTATACGGGTCATAGAGATCCAGCGCCAGCTTGCGGTTGGCCCGCTTCCGGGAGAACGTGCCGTCCCGCAGTGCTTCCGCCAGCTCCTGCACCCCGGCATAGCGCTCAATGGCCAGATTCTTGTTGAAGGTGGACACGCTCTGTTCAATGGCCCGCACCGCCTGCCACACGGTGGTCAGTTCCTCGCTGTTCATGTCGGCGATCCGCTTGTTGCCGAACGCCATCACCTGATCCAGCAGCCCCGCGCCCTCGCTGCCCAGCAGGTCGGGGTCGATCACCAGCGCCTCGCCGCTCCTGAGAATTTCGTCATAGGCGTTTTTCAGGGCAATAGCCGCCTGTGTCCGTGCCGTGGGCAGTCCCTCACCGTTCGCTACGTGCTCACCCGTCAGGCCGCCGCGCGTGCCATCCTTGCGAATCACATAGTGTTCTGTGCCGGGTTTGATGCTGTACGCGCTCTCCTGATTGATGCTGCCCAGCAGCGCCGCCACGCTCTGCCGCAGCTTCTCCGGAATGTGCTGCTTGTCCGTGGGGGTCAGCAGCTTCCGGGACAGGTCGGCGGTATGCCGCGCGATTTTGGCCCGCAGGGCGGTGGCATTGCGCCGCTCCCGTCCGGCCTTGGTCTGCTCCTGATAGTGCCGCCGCATCCGCTCCACCTGCCTGTCCCGGCCCTCGCGGGTCTTAATGAGCATCTGCGTCAGCCGCGCCTTGGTCTCCTGAAGCTCCAGCGCCTGCCGGTCGGCAAATGTGGGGTTGCTCTGCCGCACGTCCTCGCCGATCATGCCGTCGATCAGCAGGTCGGAAAGCTCCGTCACCGCCGCGTCACGGTAGCCGTCAAAAGGATTCTCATAAATGCGGCCCACGTTGTCCAGCACCTCGCTCATCCGCAGTAGCTGGTCGCCGGGGTGGATGATGGTGCTGGGGAAATATCCCTCGCCGAACATCTCCGTCAGCTCACTGTACGCCACGTCCACGTCAAGGCCGCTCTTGTCGCTGATTTTCAGCGTCCTCCGGTTGGCCCTGCGCCAGTCCTTGAAGTCCCGAATGGAGCCGTCGTCGGTATACCGCAGCGTGACGTTTTTCAGGTGGTCGCGGATAGCCAACAGCTCCCCGCCGCTTTCCGACTGCACCAGCACCCCGTCGATGATTTTCTCCGCCGCCGCACGGGCGTGGGGCCGCAAGGTGTCCATGGACACGTCGTCGGCCATCAGCGCCTTGCCCAGCGCTGTCATGTCGCCCTCAATGGCGCGGTAATCGGTGCTGCTGCCGTAGTCGGAGAGGAACTGCCGCCCCAGCTTCTTCACGTCGCCGGGGCGCACGCTGGGCGTCTCGGTGCGCCGCATCTCCCCGCGCCACTTGGCTACGCGCTCCGTCAGCACCTTATTCCGGTTCGCCAGCGCCCGCCGCTCCTTCTTCAGTTCCCGCACTTCCTGCTCCAGCTCCGTGGCGGATTTCAACTGATAGCGAATATTGTTACTTTCTCTGAATTGCTTGACTTCCTTCTGGAACTGTGCTAAATTCTTCTTGAGGGATGCATCTGTTATGTCCCCCAGTCCTACTGACTGGGCTACCTCTGACAGGCTGCTTCTCTCTTTTTTGTTGAAGTCAATAACCGTTCCCTCGTTGATGGCGCGCTTAATCACATCGGCCCAGCCATATCGGCCGCCTTCTTCAAAGAAATTCCGCTCTGCGATGGTCAGGACAACGTGCGGCCGTGTTTCTCGGTTTTCGGGGGAGATCGTTTTTCGGGAATAGAAACTCAGCACGGCATACAGCGGTGCATTGTTGTTTCCATATTCCGGCAGCATCATAATGACCGCCGGATTTCCGTCTTTTGTCTTTGTGGAAATGGTCATGGTCGGCTCGTTGATGCTCATAATGGCCCGCGTCATTTTCTCCACACCCAAATCATGGAAATGGACATTCTCGCCCTTGCGCTGCGTCGGGCGGCCATCCTGAATGGCCTGCTCCTTGCTGACCATGTTTTCATAGGCGTGGTCACGCTGGATATAAATGTCGCCACCGATTCCCAGTTTCTCACTGATATAGCGCGGCATAACGCTGACGGGGATCAGCTGGTTCTGGCGGGTGGCCTTTTCGCTCAACGCATCGTACAGCGCCGTAGAAACCGCCTGTTCGCTGAAATTCTTCAGCTGATACCGGAACCTGCCCAGCTCCGACACCTGCGGCACAGCGCCCGTCTCAAAGAAAGCCTTGATATCGTTCAGCACCTTGCTGCTGTGGGTACCTCTGGGATATTCCGCGCTGGACAGGGTGACGCCATTCGTATCGTCCAGATCAAGAACGACCTCGCCGCGTTCCTTGCTGATGAAATCGGACAGAGTGTCCATCTGTGCCTTTGTGGGCATAACAGACAGGTTGATACCGCCGCTTTCCGGGCTGATACGGATATTGCCCTCGCCCATGAACTGCACCATTGCGCCGCTGTAATCGTCCCCGCCGTAGTCGTCGCCCAGCGCGTCACGAATGTCGCGGTGATCCACGGTGCGGTAGCCGCCGGGGCCGCCCTCGTGTTTTCCGGAGAAGTCCAGCCGCGCACCGTCTGTGGTGATGTACCCCGTCTCAGCCCACTTGTATGTTCTGCCGAAAAATGCTTTTGCGTCCTTGACATGCTGCTTTTTCTCAACATCCGAATAGGCTTTCAGGGAAAACTTCCCGTTGACTTTTTCGCCGGAAGTGGATATACTATCAGTAGAAGGTTTTGGCGAGGTTACTTCCGAATGCGTTTCCGCAGAGAAGGAAGTTTTGCTGATTACCTTCTTTTTTTCTACATCGAGAAGGTCATACAAATACGATTTCCCATCTGCATCATTGCGGATCAGAAGCGTCCCACCGTAGACGGTATAGTGGTCTACGGTTTTTTTTGCGTCCAGAACAGGAACGGCAAATTCCGTATCATATCGATACCAGCCGTTCTGGGCGTCCTTGGCGTGCTTGGGCTTTACATTTTCCCGCCACTCTCCGTTTTCGGCCAGCAGCAGCATTTCATCCAGATTGGTGGCCGCCTGCATTTTGATTTTACGCAGCGCAGGCTTCATGGTCTTTGTGTATTCAGAAGATTTATACTCTCCCGGAAGGTCTTTCCCCACAAAGACGGGCTGTGCGTCCATTAGGATCGTGGAAAACGGATGCTCAGTGTTCACCAGCGTTTTCAAATATGCCTCTGCCGCCTTAAAGTCCCGCGTATCATTCTGGGTGTCGATAACGGTCATAAGCCGTCCATCGATGTTCTTGATCTGATACCGTCCCTCACCGTCGCCCTCGCGGGCGGCGGTTTTTGTTTTCTGGGCCTGTTTTCCCGCCGCGTCATAGGCTTTCTGCCACAATGCCGCGCACTGCTCCAGTTCGGCCATGCTCTTGCCGTAGGCATCCTGTGCGGCCCTGTCCTGTGCCGCCTTGCTGCGGAACAGAGACTTCACCTTTGCGATAAAGGCTTTCAGGGCGTCCAGCAGCTTTCGGGCGGCGCTGCGGTTCTCCTTGGCGAAGTCTTCAAAGAGCTTGCCGTTTTCCATCATATCCTCGGTGAAGTTGGCGGCGATCTCGTCCATGGCCTCCTCCTGCGTCAGCTTCACGCCCGCCGCCTCGGCGTCGGCCATATACTCCGCCACAATACCGGCGGTGGTTTCCTCGCCCAGCACCTTTGCGCGGTAACTCATGGCATGGTCACGGTAGGCGCGGTACTCCTCCGGGGCCAGCTCCTGCATCCGGTGTGTCACCTCATGGGCCGCCACATACTCCACGGCGGTGTTGGCGTCAGCGGCGATCCGGATCAGGTTCTTACCCGCGACGTACACGCCGTTGGCCTTGCCTCCGGAGATCGTGTCCACCATCTCGATACGCACGCCCAGATTCTTGCCCAGCGTGTTCAGCAGCGCCGACGTACCGGCCTGATCCTTGGCCATCTTCCGGGCGTGTTCGTTGTCCACAAGGCCGCTTTCGCTGCCTGCGCTGCTCACGAAATCCAGCCCCGCCTTTTCACGGGCAAGACTGGCCGCCGCGTCGGAAAGGCCCGCCTCATAGGCCGCCGTCTGTACGCTCTGGGGCAGTGCGCTGGCCGCCGCGCTCTTCACGTTGGCCGCGGATTCCCGCCGCAGGCCCGCCTGATAGAGAACGGTAAAGCCCGCTTGCAGCTTGCCCTTGCTCTCCACGTCGGCGTTCTGCACCTCGGCCCACGCCTTGCCGCCGTTCTCGCCTAGCCCGTTCTGCCACGCCGCAGCCTCCCGGCCTGCGATATAGGCGATCTTCCGCTGGGTCTCGCTGAGATAGCTCAGATCCTCCTGCTGCATCACGGCCTCTTCCTTGGCTCCCGCCTTGCCGTACTCATAGGCGATCCGGTACGCCGAATCATACAGCGCCACGTCCTGCCCCTCGGCATAGGTGCTGCGGAACACCTCCGCCTGCGCCCCGTACTTGTCGGAAGCCTCTGTCAAGGCCGTGTCCTCCGCGCTTTGCTGGTCATCCAGCTGCACCCCGGCCTCCTGCAAGAACTGGCGATACCGCTCCGCTGTCAGCTCATTGCTGTGCTGCACGGCGGTCTGAACGGCCATGTTGCCGCCGCCCATCAGGCCGCCAGCCAGCGCACCGGCGCCGAAGTCCAGCGCAATGTCCTTGATCGTCTCGCCCACGACCTTCTGCTGTGCTTCCTGATAGCTCATGCCGCCCGCCATATATACGGCGATCCGCTGCTCCACGTCGGCCATACCGCCGTTGATAACCTTATCCCACCACAGGTTGGCAAGGTCGGTGAACATCTCCTCGCTTCCCTCGATACCGCCCTGAATGGCGGCATTTTTCAGCATTCCGGCCAGCTTCTGCTTTGACGTGCCCGTGGGCAGCTTCATGTGGATCAGGCTTTCCAGACTTACCTTCTCAAAGAAGCTTTCCATCACGCCCGCCGCCACACCGGTGACAATGGCGTGGCCATCGTCCAGTCCCCGCTCCTTTGCGGCCACCATCGCGTCGGTGGCCGCCGCGCCGCCCAGCGTGGCCGAAGCCGCCGCAGGCGGAACGCCCAGCGCCGCCAGTGCCACCGTGGCTGCGCTGTCCAGCATGGACGTACCCACGCCATACGCAAACGCCGCCACGTCGCCGTGGTCATACTGGAGGTTTTTCGTCACCTCGCCCCGCACACCGCTGGCGTAGGCATAGGGCAGCATGGCCGGGGCGTTATAGTCCGTGGGCGTGTTGGGGTCGGCCAGCTTCCGCAGCGCCGCGTCGATAGCGCCTACACCGCTCAGAAGGTTGGCAGGGACGGACAGCAGCGTGCCGCCAATAGGCGACTTCTCGCCCTCATTCCGCGCCATCTCCTGCACCTTGGCGTACCGCTCTGCGTTCTTCTCCCGCTTAGGGATATTTCGATAGTAATTCACCAGCTGCGAAAGCTCATCCTCCGTAAAGCCGGACGCCAGCAGTGCCTCCCGCGCAGCCTGTTTCCGTGCGGCATCGACATGCGCAGCAGCTGCGGGAACGCCTGTTGTGTCTGTCAGCACCTCCAGCGCGGCGGTCTGATCCTCCGTCAGATTGTCCAGCGCCTCGCGGCCCTTACTATCATACTGGATACTCTCGGCTTTGTTCAGGTCGGCCTTCATCGCGGCGTAAGTGCGCTCTGCCTCCGACTTTTGGGGATTGTAAGCGCCAAAAGCGTGAATATTATAAGGCTCCTTGCTCTCCTGTGCCTTTTTTCCGGCCTGTTCCACCTCTGCGCGGTAGTCGTCCAGATCAAGCCCCGCCAGCCGCCGGTACTCCTTGACATACGCTTCCTGCTGGGCCTGTTCGTCCGCCAGTTCCTTGGCGGTTTTCTGCCGATCTCCGGCAAAGGAGAATCCCCCCAGAAACGTACCGTAGGGAGAGACTACCTGTCTCTCCCGTTTTTTCTGCTGTGTCTCCACCGGCTCCGGCGTAATCACCATGCTGCCGGGGGAATAGAGCTTACTCTTGCTGTCGCCGTATCTGCTGGGGTCAAACCCGGTTTCCGTGCCGCTGTCCACCCTCGTATCCGCAGCGCTGCTCCCGTAGATTTTGCTCTTCTTACTGCCGTATTTACTCGGATCAAATCCCGCCATGTGTTGACCTCCTATGTTAATACAGTTCGTTCATGATCTGTTCCGCTTGGGCGGCGGTGATCTCGCCCCGCTGCACGAACCCGTTCAACAGGTTCGCTGTGCGGCGGGACTGCGCCCCCGCCTTTGCATAGGCCAGCGCCCTGCTGTACGCGGTGGTGTCCTTGTAGGAAGAACTCCCCGTGTTCTTGCTGCCGCCGGAACCGCCGCTGGAGCTTCCTCCGCCGCTGCTCTTTGCCGCCGCAGCCGCCTGTGCCGCCTGCTCCTGCTGCCACCGGAACTGCTCCAGCTGCAATTGATACTGCCGATCGGCGTTCTCCTTCTCCAGCTGGTAATTTCTGTCCGTGTTGAACTGGTTCCACTGCTGGAGCCACTGGTTATACCCCCGGTCATAGGCGGTGTCCGCGTTGCCTTGGGCATAGTCACGTTCCGTCAGCCACTGGTTGTAGGCATCCCGGTACTTGCTGTACTCATCGTCTGCCAGATCACCCAGCATACCGTACTGCTGCTGCATCCGGTCGCCCTCATCCTGATACTGCTGATAGGCCATCTGGTACAGCTCCGGCACCACGTCGTTCAGCTGCTGCAAATAGGCGTCGTACTGCTGCTGGCCCACCGCCTGCCCGTAGGTGCTGGCATAGCCGCCCGTCAGTGCCGCCGCTTGGCCCATGGTGTCCTGCATGGCCTGCTTGCCCTGCTGCACATACTTGTCCTTGTACTGCTGATAGAGCGCGTCGCCGTTCAGATCATAGCTGAACTTCTTCCGCTTTCTGATGGCGTCCAGCGCCTCCTGCATCTGCTGGCCATACTGTCCGCCTGTCCAGTCTCCCGGCTTCTGGCTCTCCAGCTGCGCAAGCCGCTCCGCCAGCTTCTTGACCCGGTCGCTCTCCTGATAATCTTTATAAGAAAATGCCATACTGTCGTTTCCTCCTTATGTTGTCTCCGGCCCTGCGATACGTTTCCACATGTGTACCACCAGATACGGCGGCATGTTGTTGTGGCTCCCCCCGCCGCCCGCCTCGCTGATGCTCAGGCTGTGGCTGTGGCTGCCGTCTGTGCTGGTGTAGAAGGTGTAGTGGCTGTCGGACGCGCCCTTGCCCTCTGCCGTCTGGCTGCTGCCGCCGCTCTGGTTTCCGGAAAAGCTGTGGCTATGTTCACCGCCGGACTCGATGCTGCCGCCGTGGGTGTGGCTGGGCATCTGGCTGGCGGTCAGTATCACGGAAGCTTCGCCACCCGTGGCTCCCACTGCGTACAGACCTGCGCTGCTGGCCAGCAGGAATTTTCCCGCGATCCGCTCCCAGTGCGTCCCCGGAAACAGCGCCTCCGGGTTCGCGTTCTCCGTCACGGACATGTAGATACTGCCCACCGGATAGATGGCGTCAATGGTCAGCACACTGGGCAGCATCGGCGTCACCACGCTCTTGATGATGTCCGCCAGCGCCTGCCCGCCTACGGTCAGCCCCTCCGCGATCTCCACGGACTGGGCGAATTTCGCCTTCCACTGGCAGTCCAGATAGTCGTCGTTCTCCGCATACTTTCCGAAAGCTGCGCCTTTACCGCCACCTTTCAGGTGGAATGTCACCGACTTGGTGGGCACCGCCCTGGTATACGTGACGCTGTTGCCCACCTTGTCCGTGGCCGTCAGGCGCACCGTGTAGCTCTGCATGGTGGAGATGTCGGCGCTCCCCGTCACCATGCCTGTCACGCCGCTTTGCAGCGCCACCTCCGCGCCGTAATCCGCCGCGTTCAGCGCCTTATAGGCCGCCGTCAGCGTCACGGTGTTCTCCCCGTTCAGCCCGGTGCAGCCCGCCGTGGCCCTGGCCGCGATATGTACGCCGTCATCCGCCGCCAGCAGCGCATCGTCGCAGCGGTAAACGCTGGCCTCCGTGATGGTAGGCGGCGCATAGGCCAGCGCCTCCACCTCCACCGTCTCCGTGGTGGTGTTGCCCCGGCTGTCCGTCACCATGCACCGCACCGTGGCCGCCGTGCCGGTCAGCGCCTTTGTGGTAGCGGTGTTGTCCACCGCCGCCACTGTCTCCCCGTCGTACTGCACCGAGAAGCCCACAATGGTGGCATTGAAGTTCCCGCTGGCCTTGCTGGGGTCAAAGGTGATCTTCACCTTGGAATATCCCACCACCCAGGCGTTGATGCCGGGAATCAGGCTGTTGTCCCGCTCTGCGCTGATCCACCCATCCGTCACCGTGGGGGCCGCCCCATCCGGAGGATACAGCGTCAGCCGCGCCGTGACCGTTCCCTTGTTGGTGCTGCCGTAGTAGGTGGTGCAGGTGATGGTGCAGGCCGCGCCGCTGGTGGTCACCTTGTCGATCAGGCTGGTGGGCGGCGTCCACTCGCAGCTGGCCCCCACCCCAGTGGCGATGGTGCCGGTCTCCCCGCCCACCGTGTACGTCACCTTGTGGGTATAGCGGCGGTCGCCCCGGTTGGTATAGATGGTCACCTTCTCCCCCAGTTTTGCCCCGTTCTTGCTCAGTGTCGGGGTGGACGCTCCCGCCGTAGGCCCTGTGGTGCCGCCTGATCCGCTGCCGCTGGAATAGGAGCCGATGCTGATACTCTCGTAATAGGTTGAGCTTCCACGCGGCGCGTTGGTGCCCATGGTAACGGCCACGCTGATGGTGCTGGCCGTCGTACTGCCGGAAACCGGAAAGCTGGCGCTGTAAGCGCCGCTGCTCCACTGATCGGGATAATTTTCCTTCAGCCGCTTGGTAGTACCGTTCACTGTCACCTCGATATAGTACCCAAAGGTGCTTTTGCCGGTGACCGCTCCCAGCGACACGGTAACATAGCCGCTGTACGACATGCCGCTACGGGAAATGTTGCTGGCCACATTCACCGGTATGGTCGGCCCGCTGCCCCAACTGAAACTCATATAGCTCCTCCTGTCCAACGGAACGAAAGCCCGTTGCCGTCGTCTATCACCCAGTTGGGAAACGTCACCGTCCCCGTGTGGATGCCTGTCACATACAGCGCGTCGTTGGCGAAATACGCCACCTCGCCGCCGTTCACGTAGAAGGACAGTTTCTTCGTCGTCCAGATGCTCATATTCTGGCTCCGGTCGATCTCCTCATACTCCTTGCCGCCTACCGTCTCCTTCACGCCGGTCACCTGAATGTCCTGGCCGATGGCGATACCGATAATGGGCGTCAGCCCCTCATAGCCCACCACGCCCTGGCGGATGTAGCCATTGGTGGCAGCAATAAAGTTGTTCACGATCTCGCTGCGGGTGCTGATCTCCTGCTCCAGTCCCGCCGCCGTGGCCGTGATGGTGTTCTCCATGTTCTCCTGGAAGGTGCCGAAGTCCGAAATGGCCACATATTCGCTCCGCAGCGTCTGCTCCACCTTCTCGATGGTCTGGCGCACTTCGTTGGCGTTCTTGATGATGAGGGATTTCAAATCCGCCTGGGTCTGCTGCATCTCCTCCCGGGTGGCCCCGCCCAGGGCCGCCGCCGTCTCCTGGGAAAAATTCTCCGCCGTCAGGTTGTTCAGGCTGCTGTTCAGCGTGTCCACCAGCCGGTAGAGATACCGCCGCACGTCCTGTAGCTGCTGGGCCTTGTCCCCCTGCAGCATGGGTGGAGAGGGAATCACTACCATCCGACATCACTCCCCAGCTCCAGAATCTTGGCAATGGAGAACACCCGCACAACGCCCTTGCCCTCCAGCCGCAGCTTCATGTGGTCGCACCGCCGGGGGATCACCGGCACCGTAAACGTCCCCGTACCTCTCCGGCGCACCGTCCCGGCATGCTCCCACCTGCCGTCTGAATCATACTGGCAGTAGAGCCGCAGCTCTCCGCCGTTCTCAACCTGCAGCCGGATGTTGTACCGGCTCAGATACTTCTTGTCCGGGTACTCATACCCGATCACGCCGCTCTCCGCCATCCACTCCAGATCCGTCTCCGGCGTTCCCTGGGTTCCCAGCACACACATGAGCTTCTTCGTGTCCGCGTCGATGTAGTAGAGGTCGTCGTTCATGGCGGCAAAGCACATGGCGTGGGTGTTGTCCTCCCGGTGCCACATGCCCTTCCCCGCGTCGTAGCAGAACAGGTGCCATGCCCCGCCGCTGTCCTTCATGGACAGGTAGTACTTCCCGTTGAAGCTGCCGCCCACGGCCCCGGAATACCGCTCCTCGCCCAGTGCCGCCCCCATCGAGGTGGGGAAGCTCCCGTCATAGGCGCACACGTCCGTCCGGGACTTGTAGAACAGCACCTCGTTCACCACGCACAGGCTGCGGAAGCTGCCGCTCTGTACGCCCCGGCCCACCGTCTCCGTCACCTGGTGGGCGCCCACGGCACTGATGGCCACCCGGTGGATCACATTCTCCTTGAAGAACGTAGGATAGCCCAGGTAGTTGGCGCACCCCGTCCACGCCCCATCTGAACCCACAGAAGCGGCCCAGGCGTCCGTGGAGATACCGGCGTATACCCGCCAGTTGCGGAAGTCGCCCAGCTTGCAGCAGTACAGCTCATTCACGGCCTTGCCGTCCACCATGCCGTACTTGCAGCCCCAGATACGGTTCTGGGCCTCGCACACATAGTCCATGTCCGGCACCGCCCGCTTTACCGTCACGGTGCCCTCCGTCTGCTCATAGGTCAGGTCGATCAGGCCCACCACCACGATGTAGTCCTCATCCTTGGCATAGATGATCTTCGTGCCGTTCAGCTCCTCAAATTGGGCCTGCACCACGTCGCTGTCGCCGCCATAGGCCGCGCCGCTGATCTCCACGCCGTCCCCCTCCTGGAAGGGCTTGCCGATGCCCACCGCCTGGATCTTGGTGTACACCGTCGCCACGCCGATCCACATCTCGCTGCTCTCGCTCCACATCATCAGGCTGTGGGGCGTCTGCGTGGTGTCGATCCAGTATTCGCCGCCCTTGGGCTCCTCCGGCTTGGTGGCGGACACCTTGCTCAGGGGGCTGCCGTCCGCGCCGCACAGAAGATACGTCACCGTGCCGCTGCTCGCGTAGCTCGCTTCCAGACCGCCGAAGTCCGTCAGGTCTTTTGTGTTCAGATACTTCTTATCCGGCCAGATCAGCAGGTACGCGCCCATGCTCACCAGCTGCTTTTCGCCCTCCGTCAGCGTCAGGCCCACAATCTCTGCCCCGTTGTAGTAGAGCTTCCCGCCGTCCGCCCACGCCATAGCGTCCTTGGCCAAAATCCCCTGGGGCGTCTCCATCTGCCGCACCACGCCGCGCCTTGCGCGGCTCTGCAGCAGCGGATAGCCGTCCGAGGACATATTCTTCATGTCATAAAAGGCGTTGGCCGCAATGCTCCTATTGTGGTCATAGCCTGCAAAGGTCGAGATCATCTCCCGGCTCTGCCCCTGTTCTGTCAGTGTGGGAAACTGCATTGCCGCCCCTCCTTACCAGTATTTCACGCTTGCACCCACGCTCTCGTGGGTGCGGTTGTACCAGTTGCGATACTCCCCATACGCCGTCATAAACAGCGTGATGGAGTTGTTGTACTTGCCCAACTCCCCGTTCAGCCGATCCACCTGGGCCGCCAGATACAGGGGGTACATCCTGTCATAGGGTGTCGGCGCCGTCAGCTGGGCTTCCACGTCGTCCCCCAGCACAGGGATTTCCGCCGTCTCGCCGCCCCGGTAACACCGCACGATCTCCCTTGTCACCATAGCCTCCAGCTCGTTCAGCCAGCCGATCTTATCCTCCTGGGTGAACACATTGGGCTTTTCTCTGTCCAGCGCCTCCAGCGCCTGCATGATGGTCATGCCCCATCCCTCCTTTTGAAGAAAGGGGGCGCACAGGCCCCCTCATCGTTGCTTACATGTTGCCGCCCTGCATACTCTGGCGAATGGCCTCCTGCTGGTAGAGGTATGCCGCCCGCTTCTGCTTTTCGCTCAGGCGCAGCACCTCTGCCACGCACTCCGGCACTTCCACTTCCTCACCTCTGCGGATCAGGAAGCTTCTGCCGTTCACGGCCACATACTGCTCCGTGTCGCCGTTTTCCAGCAGCGGCAGCAGCACCTTCACCATCTTCTCCTTCTTGGGCTTTTCCGCCTTCTTGGGAGGCTCCGGCGCGGTCTGAGGGATGTCCTGTGCGGTCTGTACAGTCTGGGCGATGTTCAGGTTTTCATTATCCATGTCGTTTTCCTTTCTTCTGCGGCGGGGGAGCGTACCCCCCGCCGCGCAGTATGTCAGTTGGCGTCCACGGTGCCGCTCCACTCAGCGGAAACGGATTCGATACGCACCATATTCTGCTCCAGCAGGATCTTGGCGGTAAGGATACCCTTCCAGCCCACGGTGGAGCGCTGGTTCAGGGGATCTTCACCGGCGCCGAGAGGCTTGACGATAGTCTGGAGGCCGCCGCCCGTCACCTCGGTCACACCGTAGGCATTCTTGCCCAGCACCAGCGTGGAGAACACGCCGTAGTAGGTGGCGGGATCACTGCCGCTGCCCGCGGACTTCTGGGGACAGTCGCTGTCCTTCCATACCTTTGCCTCGGTGGATTCCACGAAGCGCACACCGGCCACCTTGCCGATCTCGCCGGTAAACAGGTTCTCCGGCTGGGCATACTTGTGGGCGTCGATCCACTCAGGGTCACGCTGCAGGTCGTAGGCCACATAGGGGTGGATGATCGCCACATAGTCGCCGTTGAAGGTCGGCACGTTGTTCTTCTTCAGGGTGGCAACGGCCTTCTGGATCATCTTCACGGTCAGCTGGCTGGTGGTGTTCATGTTCTTGCGCAGGGTCACGGCGGTCTCGGTGCCGCTGGCCACGGTGGGGCAGAACAGCACGTTGTTGCCGGCAGACAGCTGATTGCGCACCACGGTATCCATGGTCACGCCCGCCTGTGCGCCCAGCAGCTGGGTGGCCTCCACGATCACATTGTCAATGGCGGTCAGATCCAGCACGTCGGACACACGCACGAAGTAGCCGTACTGCGCCACGGTGGCGGTCAGGCTGGTCACGTCCAGCGCGCCGCCGTTGGGGGTCACACCTTCCGTCAGGGCGGTCAGCGCCTTGGGCAGCTGGTTGAACTTGCGGAACTCAATGGTCTTACCGCTGCCCTTGGGGATGTCGCGCTTCTGGCCGAACTGGCTATGCACCAGATTGGGGCCTGCCTCACGCAGCAGCACCTTGTCATAGAAGGTTTTCATTTCCGCCGACAGGTTGTTGCCGGTGGAGTTGGAGCCGGTGGTGTTGGTCACATCAGCAAACAGCTGCATGTCCAGCGCCATCATAAAAAAGTTTTTAACGGTTTTCATAAATCTCCCTTCCGGAGAGGTCAGAAGCAGATCTTCTCGCCCCTCCTTGCACGTTGGATGAGATCATCCATATCCTTGTCGGAGAGCTTCGACACGTCGCTCTTCATGGTCACACCGGCGCCCGCACCGTTTTCCGTGGGGCGCTGGCCCTGTGCCTGGATCTTGGCTGCCAGCTTCCGCTCCGTCTCCTGAGCGGTGTACTGCATGGCCTGCGGGATCAGCTGGTCGTGGTACAGGCCCCAATAGGCGCCCTCCACGCTGGCCCCGTTCATCAACGCATTGAAGAACTGCGGGTTCCCCAGCTCCTTCTCCAGATCCAGTCCCGGATACTTCTGCGCGATGGCCTGCGCCTCCTGCGACCATTTGGCGATGTTCTGCTCCATCCGCTGGCGGCTCTCCCGTTCGGCCAGCTGCTCCTTCAGCTGCTGGTTCTCCCGCTCCGTCTTGCGGATGGCTTTCACCTGATCCACGCTGATGCCCAGACGCTCCGCCTCCTCCTGATAGAAGGCGTTGTCCTCCTCGATGGCATCAGACAGCGCCTTGATATCGGCAGCGTCCACGCCATAGCGCTGGGACAGCATCTGCATCACCGGCTGCATGGCGCGGAATTTCTCCGCGTCAGCACTGGGGCCTTTCAGGCGCCGCGTCACCGTGTCCTGTACCCGCTTGGCATACACGTCCTTGAACTCGCCCTTGATGAGCGCGTCAAATTCCTTGCCAAGATCTCTTGCAGGCTCTGCCTGCTGCTGCGCCCCGGCGTCGGGTGCGTTCTGTTCAGCCTGCTGGCCAGTACCAGCCGCCGCGCCCGTGGTGCCCGCTGCTGTGCCGCCGTCCCCCTCTGCGAACAGCTGGAGACCGCGCCAACGGTACATATTTTTCATGGTATCCTCCTGCCCGTAGGTGGGCGAAACCGTAATCTGCCCGTCAGGTGGGCGAATCCATCATTAAGGCTCACGCCTGAATGTCACATACTCCGGATAATGGTGACTGAGCAGCGCAAATCCCGTCGCCACCGTCCGCAGCGCCACAGCCGCCTCCCCCGCCGCGTCCTGCCGGGGGCACAGCGTCACCGTGGCGTCGCCCCTGTCCACGTCTGTCCGTGGCTTTTTGCGGAGCTTGCCCTGCTCATAGAGGTCAAGGGCCGTCTGCGCCGCCGTATAGCACAGGATGGTGGCCGCCGCACACACCACGTCATGCCCCACGTTGGCCTGTCCCGCGTGGCCGGTCATCCGCAGCACATAGGTGCCGCCGCACCGTGAAAATTCTACCCGCACCATGGCTTACACCGGCGCGGCACGGTCTGCCGCTTCCTTTCTGGCGTTGGCGGTCACGCTGCTCTCGCCGCCGCTGTTGCCGGTATCGGGAACGCTTCCCGGCATGGGCTGCTGCGTACCCTGCGCACCGCCCAGCAGCTGCATGGCGTAGTTGGTGCCCAGCTTCATATCCACCAGCTGGGCCATAGCCACCGCCTGCTGCTGGGCCATCATCAGACGCTGATACAGCGTCCCGTTGGCGCTGATGCGCTGCATGATCTGCTCCTTGCCGTCAAAGTCCATCATTTCCAGACACGCCAGCGCCTGGTCGGTCATCTGGGGATTGAAGAACCCCGCCCCGAAGAATTGCAGCGCCAGCTCATTCTGGGATAGCTTGCTGTAGGGACTGGCCTTTTCCGCCGTGATCTCAATGTCGAACACCGGCAGCCGGTAGCCCATGTCCACGCCCATCTCCATGCCCTGATACACAGGCTTGATTCCGGCGTTGGTGTAGCTGACGAAATCCTCCCGACCGTTCTCGCCCAGAATACGGAACTGACGGGGCAGGTCATAGAACTGGCGGATCAGCTCCACCACCAGCTCCACTACCTCACGGAAGGCACGGTAGGCCGCCTTGTTGCCGTCCCGGCTCAGCTTGCTGCCCGCCTCCTGCATGGCCGCAATGGCGCTGGCCGCCGTCACGCCGGAGGTAGAGCCGCCGGTGGACACATCCCGGTTGCCGGTGGTCTCCTTCAGCTCGTCCACCTTTCTGTCCAGCACGTTCAGGTAGATGCTGTTCAGCACCTTGCCCACCACCGGCAGGATGCTGTCCTGCCCCAGATTGCCGTCGGTATGCACGAAATCCTTCGTCATGTCGGCGTACTCCTGCTCGTTCACAGAGCCGTCGGAGCGGACGAAGTACCGGGGCTTGGCATTGGACAGCATGTTCTGCATCACCGCCTGATCCCCGCGGTCGATGTACTCCTGGGCACCCTTGCCAATGTCGATATAGCCAAAGCCGCAGGGCGTCCCCTTCACACGGAACATGGGGTCGAACACGAAGGGATATTTCCCGTGGTCATACCAGCCCTCGCCGTTCTCGTTCTCCGTGGCGTACAGCACCGTATCCCCCACGAATTTACAGTAGTGCAGCACTGTCTTTTTGTCCTGCTTCTTCTTGTAATACCAGTCCACCACCACGCTTTTTTCCGTGGTGTCCACGGTGTCGTCGTACACATACTTGCTGATATCCAGCCCATTGCCGCCCAGCTTGCCCGACAGCTCAGGGTACGCCTGCTCCAAAGCGGCGTTGTCCTCCAGCTTCACATGGAACACGTTGGCGCTGTTCTGGATCTTGGTGACACCCGGCTCCCAGAAGAGATTCAGAATGTCCACCGGCTCCACGGCAATGTCGCCCAGCCCACCCAGCTTGCTGCCGTCCCAGAACACACCGTAGATGGCCGTGCCGCCGATGATCTTATCCCACCAGCCTTCGGAGTAGGTAGCCTCAAAGCCCGCCTGCTCCAGCACCACCGGCACGATGGCCGACAGCTGCCGCGCCTCCTTCACATCCCCCGGCTCACGGGGCAGAATGTTGGGGGCGGGGAAGTTGTCCATGGCGTCGGCGTGCTTGTTGGCAATGGAGTTGAGCAGCCACGCGCTCACCGGCTCCACCTGCTGCTTTTTGCCGCCCCGCCGCAAGCACTCCCAGTGCCGCAGCCGATACCACTCCTCGTTGTCGATCACCCGCTGCTCCAGATTGGCCTTGCCCTGCTTGTACCTGCGCAGGGTCTGCGCCGCCTCACGCAGCTGCTCCGCGCCGATGTCAGGGCGCACCGGCGCATTTTCCGTTGTCATGACATTATTCTCCATCACTCTACCTCTCTCACCTGCATGGGTATGAACTCCGGCGCGCTCAGAACATCCTCCTTGGGAATGTCCAGCGCCGTATACATGGGATTGTCCAGATAGGGGTCGCGCTTGGGCGCCAGCCTTGGCTTGATAGGCCGCGCCATGCACATGTACCGGGTCTCATCGGCAATGTGATCCTCGCCGTCGGTGTCCACGTCCTCCACCGCGTGCTCATCGTATTGAAGCAGCGGCAGCGTCCGGATGAACGCTTTGCAGCCACGGAACACATACATCATGGCCTTGCCCGTTTCATCAAAGGCCAGCCGGTAATGCACCTGCATCCACCCCGGCAGCCGCTTGTTGTCGGCCTTGGCGAAGTACACCCTGTGCCGCGCCGCCGTCTCGGCGATACTCTCTCCGCTCTCGGCGTCCCAGATGGCCGGATCAGCCACCCCCTGTATCTGCTTGCCCTTCAGCCACCGGTGTTCCGTCTCCACCCGATGGATCTCCGCAAACACCTTGTCCGGCGTCCACTTCACGCCGGTGTTGGCCTCCCGGGTGCAGCCGTACAGCTCCAATATGCGGTACAGCGTCCCGTCATAGTCCACGGCCCACCACCCGCAGGAGAAAGGCCGCGCATAGCCCCAGTCGAAGCTCCGGTAGATCGTCCACTCCGGTGGCACCTCGAAGGGATCTATCACATGGGTAAAGCGGCGGTCGGCGTAGTGGTCAGGATCGTCGGCGAACTCCTCAAAGAACTGTCCCTCGAATACGTTCCAGTCGCCCTCCAGCCACGCCTTGCGCAGCTTCTCCGGCAGGGCTTCCAGCTGCTGGATGTAGTCCGGCTGTGCCGCCATCAGCGCCTTGTTGTCGGTGACGCGGCTCTGGATGAACACATAGTCCTCCGGCCTTTCGCCGCTCTCGAACCGCCGGTCGATGAACAGCCGCTTGATGTACTGGTGTCCCTGTCCGCCGGGGTTGCAGGTGTAGTACACCCGCTTGGGAAAATCGTTGACGCCCCGCAGACAGGCGGTGATGGTCTTCATCTGGTACTCAGAGAGTTGCGTCGCCTCGTCCAGAAAGATCACGTCATACTCCGTGCCTTGCAGCCGGTCAAGGTCGCCGTCCTTGGCGCAGTAGGCAAAGTTGATGGTGCTGCCGTTGGCAAAGGCCAGTATCTTGTCCTTGTCGTTATACCGTGCCACACCCAGCAGCTCCGTCCGCAGCTGCCGGATGTGGTTATTCATCAGTTCCGGGTAGGTGCGCCGCACGATCAGCAGCTTGATACCGGGATACCGCGCCGCCAGCAGCTTGGCCTTGGTGCGCACGGCCCAGCTCTTTCCGCCGCCACGGGCACCGCCGAAGCCGATATGCTTTGCTCTGGCCCGCAGAAATACCGCCTGCCGCTCGTTGGGCCGCTGTATCACCCGTTCTTTCTCCGCGTTCAGCTTTTCAACTGGTGTCATTGGTTTCTCCTTCCTGTGGTAAGGTGGTTTTTCTTGTGCCGTCTGTCCTTTCATGGTAGAATTGAGAGGAAAGGCGGTGTTTTTGTGGAACTTAAAATCTTGAATTACCTGTGTGACCACGGTGGTCACGCGGATTACGCAGACCTCCTCAATGCGTTCCCCAGCATTCTGGAAACCGATGGTTTCCTGCAAATGCTCAAAGACGGCGGTTATATCAGCGCCAGCCTGACCGCGTATTCTCAGGTCGTTCTCACGCCCAAAGGCCGTGCCTACCGCTCAAAGCTTGCTACAGACACGGAGGAGCATACAAACGAGCGCACCTATGTTCGCGCCGAGAACCGCACTACGAAGGTAGTAGCCGTAATAGCTGCTGTAGCGAGTGTAGTCGCGGCCATCCTTGCGGCGCTTGCGTACTTCTTCCCCCGCTGATCGGATTAGCTTCACCAGCCATAAGGCGTTGATTGCCAACGCCGTTGCATCCAGCAGCAGCCCCGCCCATATCAGCACCTTTTTTCACCTCCCTGCCCGCACCCCGCGGGCTGTTTTTCTTGCCTTTTGCTTCGTCCCGTGATACCATAAATCGCAGAGCAATCATTTCGCACGAAAGGTCTGGTATCATGCAAAACAAAGTTCATTTCACCGTCCAGTGCCGTCTACACCCCGGTCGTGAAGAATCCCTCTGCGTCTCCTATGTGAAGCAGGACAGAACGTGGATACCCCTGCCGCCCAACATCTGCGATAACGGCTGTGGTGAAGATGCTTGCCGCCAGTGTGTTGTCACGGCGCTCCAGCAGGCACTTGCTCAGCAGCCTCCATTTGATCGATAAGCCCATCAAGCCAGTCGGCGTATTCCGCCTCTCCCGCATCCCGGAACCATCCTGCAACCTCTTTCGGGGCAATTCCTTTTTGCGCCAATCGCGCCTTCCATTCGTCATAGACTTCCCTGTTTGCGCGTTCTGCTTCGTTCACTTCCTCTTCCCCTCCTTTCCCGCCCGCACCCCGCGGTCTGTTTTTTACCGCCACTGTTTAATTGACTAAACATTTTCGTCAAAAAAAAGCTCGTCTGCCGTAACGTCCAATGCTCGTGCAATTTTCAGCAGTGTTTCTGTTGTTGTAACAGAAGCACGTCCCGTCTCCAACCCATTGATAATAGCGCGGGAGACTCCCGATTTTGTGGAAAGTTCTGTTTGTGTTATTCCGCGCTTGAGCCGGACCTCCCTGATTTTGTACCCCATCCGGTTCCCTCCTTCCTTTTTGTTTTCAAGTATAGTTTAACTCATTAAACATTATTTGTCAAGCAGATTAAACAAATTGAATATAGCAAATACATACAAATTATGACCTCTTCCTTTGTGCATTTAGGCTTAGTACAAAAAAAGAATCTCGGCCACGGCCGAGATTCTAAAATATGTGAATTGTTGCAATATTGCTGATATGCAAAATTAGGAGCACATAGACTGCGGCATATGTTGAAAGCAGTGCAACATACCCGCCATAAAAGTATTCTTCTTCATGTTTTGGGTGATCGTTGTAATAGAAATTTGTCTCTTTTCTATGCAAAAAGAAATATAAACACAGTGAAAACAGAAAAGTGATGGAAAATGGTATCAGGCCCAGCACAAACCCGAACAGCAAATATAACAGAATAGACCCAATCAAACTCATGGGTTCTCCTGTTCTTTGGTTGTAAATATAGTGAAAATATATTGTATCGTTCAATGTGCTGTTAAGGAGAATATACCCTACCGCAGAAAACACAAATATTAAGACTGCGATAGTAATAATTCTCTTATTCTTTTGAATACTATTATCTTCGTCCATCCGCGCATCTCCTTTTTTAATAATTATATCAGGAGGCTCTTTTCTTTGCAACGACGTTTTGTTCTGTGCTAAAATTTAAGCAAATTAAACTCCACCTTGACTTTTTGTTTAACTTATTGTACAATCAAGAAAGATTACAGTTTGTGCAAAGAGGTAACAAAC